TGTTTCGTCGCAGAGGGCAATGGCCCTTTGTATGGTGACAACTTAGCCAACAGCATAATAGAAGATTTTGAGGCTACATCGAACATCACCTTTAATGGTAAGATAGTCCGTATAGATTATGCTGAAAGGGGGGAAGGTAGAATAGACTCCCCTTGGTATTTCATTCCAGTCAACATTGGCTGGTACATCTATGATTAGGAGAAAATAAATGGCCTTTGCACAGGGTTCACGTTCCACACTGTCTTTCCTAGCTGAAAGCACATTTGGCACAACGCCATCAGGGAACTTCCAAAACTTACCTTTTACCACACACTCTCTAAACCTATCTAAAGATCGTGTTGCTGGTACAGACATCCAATCAGACCGTCAGCCACGAGTTGACCGTCATGGTAACAGAGTTGTAGGTGGAGACATCGTAGCTGACCTTCGTCATGCTGAGTTCGACACACTTATGCAAGCTGCTCTAATGGCAGACAACGACTTCGCTACAGGCTTTACTGCAGGTGACGGTTCTACAACTGTTGCTAACGCAGCTATCGCAGGTACAACGCCACAGTTCTTCTCACTAGAAGACTATGCTGCAGACATCGACCAAGCTCGCTTGTTCACTGGCTGTACTGTTAACACAATGTCAGTCTCTATGGCTCCAAACCAGATGGTTTCAACAACCTTTGGTATTGTGGGTAAGGATATGTCAGTATCTGCTACAGAGAAGACACAAGACGCTTCTGCAGGTAACGCACCTTTTGATGCTTACTCAGGTGACATCAAGCTAGGTAACGTAGGTTCTCTAGGTTCAGCTTTGACATTGATCACTGCTGTTGACTTTACTATCACCAACAACTTTGCTCCAACATTGGTTATCGGTGAAAGTACTGCGTCTGCACTAGAGTTTGGTATGATCAACGTCGAAGGTACAGTATCTGCATACTTCGAGGATGACACACTACTTAACCGCTTCTTGAACGAGACTGAGTCTTCACTAGAGGTGTCAGTTGGTGATGGTACAAACACACTAACATTCTTATTCCCACGTATCAAAGTTAACTCTGCGGATGTGGGTGTTGACGGACCAACTTCACGTATCGTGAACATGTCTTTTGTTGCTCTTCGTGACACATCAGACTTGTCGTCCTCTACAACAGACACAAACACAATCCTGAAAGTTCTTAAGTCAGGTGCGTAAGTAATCCCTAGCTAGGGCGAGGGGAGTGGTTGTCGGGTGCTGCTCCCCTCATTTAAATAACCCGACTGTCAACTCGAAAAGGAAACTCGAAATGGACTTGATGAATATTGGTAAGATGAAAGAAACTACTGAGGTTATCCTGTATAATCCAGTTAATTCAGAAATCCTTATGAATGAAGACGGAAGTGAAATGTCTGTTACAGTATACGGACCTTACTCTTCTAAGTATAAAGCAATCTCGCACAACCAACAGAACCGTCGATTGATGAAAGCTCAACGTACTGGTGGTAAGTTGAACCTAAGTGCTGAAGAGATTGAAGCATCTGCGCTTGACCTATTGATTAAGTGCGTTGCAGATTGGGACATTACTTTAGGTGGCGAGAAACCTGAGTGTACTGAGAAAATGGTGCGTGAAGTGTTTGAACAACTACCTTGGGTACGTGAGCAAGTTGATGCTGCTCTTGGGGATACTCAATCTTTTTTGGACAAGTCCAATCAGAACTAGAGACTTTTGCTGAACAATCGTTCAGACTTAGTCGTAAGGTTAAAGGCTCCAATGCCACCGAAAGAGATCATTTAGAACAAGTAGCAAAGCAGTTAGGCAAAACAGTTGAAGAACTTGATACAAAATTCGTTGATGCTGTATTCCCTGATCTTGCTGCTCATATTTGGGCCACCTTCCTTGAGTTACACGATGGTAGAACTTACGGAATGAGTGGCCCTAATCCTATCTCATATGATATTATTATGGGATGGTGTTACCTGAACGAAATAAAACTTACCCCTTGGGAAATATCCGTAGTGAAGTCTTTAGATAATCTGTGGATGAAAGTTACAGGCGAAGAGAATGGCTAACGACCTAATTCAAATTGGTATTGATGTAAGAACTAATATCAAACAGGCTACTGCCGATCTTGATAAGATGGGTGGTTCTGTTGTTAATAACATCAACACCATCAATCGCCTTGAGTCTGAAATTGATCAACTAAACAGGGAACTTGGTCGTGGTCGTGTCACTGAGGCAGCTTATGCCAAAGGTATGCGTCAGATCAATAATGAACTTACTGTCTTTCAACAACGTGCAGAAAAGGCTGCAGAGGTAGAACGTAAGTTTGGTCAAACTGCTGCAACAGGGGGTAAAAGCCTTAACCGTTTTAATATGGTTCTGCAGCAAGGTGGTTACCAACTACAAGACTTTGTTGTACAGCTACAATCTGGTACAAACTTTTTTACTGCGTTCTCACAACAGGGTTCGCAGTTTGCTAGTATATTTGGCCCTAAAGGTGCAGTTGTTGGTGCTGTTATTGCGTTAGGTTCTGCCGTAGGCGGTACTTTAGTTGCTTCTTTTCTTGGCGCTAAAAAAGAGGTTGAAAGTTTCGAGGATCAACTTGATAACTTAACTGATACCCTAGAAGAATACAGAAGCCTGTCTGAAAGAATCGCAGATTCCAAGGCACTGTCAGAAGAGTTTGGAAACTTATCTGGTCAAGCTAAATCAATACTAGAAACTTTAAAACTGATACAGGGTATCACCCTAAAGAAGCAACTTTCTGAACTTGGTGGTGTGGGTAGAGTTGTTAGAGAAACTGTAACTGAAGCCACTGGTGCAGTTAGTATACCCACTCCCTTTGGGGATATTGATGTATTCCCGACTTTTGAAAATATTGAACGCTTAACTCAGGATCAGATAGAAACAGCAAAAGAGTTTCTTGGAGTTACTGAGGGAGTCTTTGGTGAAACTGCTAGTTATGCTGGTCAATACCTACGACTGCTAGAGCAAATTCAAACGGCTGAAACTTTTGATCAGCAGGTATCAGCAGCAGCAGAGCTTGATAAGTTCTTAAAAGCTCACGTTGAAGCAAGGGGTGCAGAAACTAAAAACTTAGAGCAGATAACAGCCCTGCAAAATGTCCTCTTACAACTCACTAAGAATCAAGCCAGTGAGCAATCTGCTGCTGCAAAAGAGTTAGAATTAGAAGAACAAAAGAAGAGAGATAGAGCTACTGCTACTGCAGCGATGAACTCATATTTCATTCAACAGCGACTAGAAAGAGAAAAACAAGCTGCCGAAGAGATAGAGAGTAATCGTGTTGCCTTACTTCAAAATACACAAGCAAACGCTACCAGAGCTAATGCAGAGAGGTTAGAGGCAGAACGAGAGGAAGCAATTAAGTTAGAGCAAGAGCGACAAGCTATCCAGAAAGCTACACTGATTGCAGCCACTAAAGCTAATGCTCAAAGGTATGAGACAGAACGAGCAGAGATAGCCAAAGTAGAAAATACAAGAAATCAACTTATGATTTCCTCTTTGCAAAATGCAACTAGGGCTAATGCGGATCGTATCAAACAAGAGCAAGATGCGGCTGAGAGACAGAAGAAGATTGACAACGATAGGCTATTAGTTCTTTCAGCATTAAATGCTAAAGCCTTAGAAAACTTAGCTGCTTTAGATGACAGTGCTACTCAAGCGGAAAGATTAACTGCAGCGTTAGAAGATGCTGCTGCTGCAATGAGCGCAATCAGTGGTTTTAATCTAAGCCTACAAGATAGACTAGCTAAAATTACAGCCGAAAATGAAGCTATCAAACAAGGTCTAAATGGTCAGATCGCTGGCGAGATTAAATTACTTAAGATTAAGCGTGATAGACTTGTTTTATCGGATGCTCTAGGTAAACAAGATCGTGATCAGATGGCTGCTGAGATTACGCAAATAGACAATCTCATAACCGCCTATGAAGAACAATTAAATATTAATGATAAGCTAACCACTAGAACTACAACTCAAACAAAAGCAGTTAAAGATAATCGTACAGCCTACGAAAAGGCCATGATGACTGCAACTGAATTTGCTGATGCTTTAGACCGACAAGTCATAAGTGCAGTAGGTAATGTAGCAAATGCCTTCTCTGATTTCCTTGTGGGTGGACTGAAAGACTTTAAGTCATTCGTCGGCTCTATCAAGGACATGTTCATCAGGCTACTAGCAGACATGGCTGCACAAGCATTAGCAAGCCGTATTCTAATTCCTATTGCTGCTGGAACTATGGCAGGTGTAGGTGCTAGTGCTGCCGCTGGTGCTACCACAGGTAACTTAATTGCTGGTGGTGGAATCGGTGGTACTTTAGCTCTTGGTGCTTCTTCCCTTGGTATGGGTGCATCTGCTGCTCTAGGTATAGGCGGCTATGCAAGTGCTGGACTGTTTAATGTAGGTGCTAACGCTGCTGTAGCTACTGCTGCTGGTGCAAGCCCTATGATGGCTACTATTGGTGCTGCTATTCCTCCATTGATTGCTGTCGCTGCAGTCATAGGTTTGCTAACCAAGAAAACTAAGGTTCTAGATACTGGCTTAAGAGCTACTGTTGAAGGCTTTGATGCAGCTATTGAATCATTCCAAGTTACACAAACTAGCCGCTTGTTTGGTCTACTGAAGGGTAAGAAGGTTACATCTTATGGTGCAGCACCTTCAGCGATTGCAGCCCCTATTGTAGAAGCTATTGGTGGTATACAACAAAGTGTATTAGACGCAGCTCAGTCTCTAGGTATTGGCACTGGTTTATTTGAAGACTTTAGTTACAAGTTTCAGTTGTCTCTTCAAGGGCTAACCGAAGAGCAGAAGATGCAGAAGCTCAACGAAGAGTTGTCCAAGATGGGGGATGCTTTTGCTTCACTCTCTGGTCACTTCGAGACTATGAATGAGCTTCTTCAGGTTGCACAACAGAGATACGACCTAGAGACAAGACTGCTAACCCTACTCAATGACCAATCTGCCCTACTAACTCGCCAGAGACAAATTGAACGTGCAGCTACTCACGAACTAAACCAAGGTACTCTTGATCAAATCTATGCTCTAGAGGATGCTTATAGAGGTGTAAATACTGCATTTGCTACGGCACAACGCTCTATAGAAGCTCGTAAGAAAGCTATTACCAACTCCTTCAACGAGGTTATGGAGAGTATCCAATCTCGTGTTCAAGCTGCAAGTCAAGCTGTAAGTTTAAGTCAGTCTATCTTGAGTTCTCTACAGAGTGCTGCAGGTCGTGGTATAGGTATGTCACGAGAAGCTGGTTTGTCTTACCTACGCAGTCTAACTGGTCAAGCTCGTATCACAGATCAGGAAGCTCTAAGCGAAGCCTTAAGTGCTGTTGGCGAACCCACTGAAGACCTATTCAGTTCCTTTGTTGACTATCAACGTGAGTTTGCAGACCAAAGTAATCTTATTCGTGATCTAGAGGAAAAAGCTGGTAGGCAGTTAAGTGCTGACGAGAAACTTCTGAAACAACTACAAGAACAAGAAAGAGCAACTGAGGGTCGCCATAACGCTCAACTAAGTGCTCTTGACGCTCAATTAAGTAAAGCACAAGCTCAGATTGATGCCCTAAATAATGTTGATACGTCTGTTAAGTCTGTTTCTGAGGCGATGTCAGACCTAGCTGAAGCGATTAAGAGCGCACAAGCTGCACAAGAAACTGCTAAAGCCTCTTCTGCTGCTGCTACAGGTGGTGGTAGTAAAGCTGTTGCTCAGTTTGGTGGTGATCTTGATCTGTTGTCTAAATACGACATGGGTAGTAACTACACTAGAACAAGTGACAATATGACATTTGATCGTATTAAGCTAACTGGTGCTTCTCAGTTGTTAGATGCTGCATCTATGGTTGGGGTTTCAACAACAGGTAAAACTGGAGCACAAATTTCACAAGACATTGCTAATGCAGGTTATGTTGCTGTTAATCTGGACAGTGCTACTAAGGCGCAGCAATTTGCTCTAGGTGGTTATCACTCTGGTGGTCTTCGTATGGTTGGTGAACGTGGTCCAGAACTTGAGGCCACAGGTCCATCTCGTGTCTACAGTGCTAACCAGACTAGACGTATGATGCAAAACCCTGATCTTGTAGAAGCTGTTAAGGCTATGAAAGAAGAGATTGTGGAACTTCGCAACGAACAGAGACAACTAGGTATTAACAACAATAAGTATACCAAACGTACATACGATCTGTACCGTCAGTGGGATACTGAAGGACTACCTGCGGAGAGAACGTAATGGATATTATCAAGCCAGTTACAGTTACTAACAGTATCCTTACAAGCTCTAATGTTGCTGAGAACGATTACAGCGAATGGTCTTCAAGTACTACCTACGCTGATGGCGATAACGTCATTGTCATAGGTACTACACACAAGGTCTATGAAAGTCTTGTAGGCAGTAATCTTAACAATGATCCTACTACGGATGATGGGACTAATTGGTTAGAGATAGGTTCTACTAATCGCTGGAAAGCCTTTGATCAAAAGATTAGTGATCAGGTTACTAACTTAAATACTATTGAGTACCAGTTTAACTCTGCTGACACTAACGTAACTGCAGTATCTTTCTTTGGGCTATCTGGTAACTCTGTTAATGTGACAGTTACTGACTCTACAGACGGAGAGGTCTATAATGAGGACTTCTCCTTGTTGGATAACAGTGAGATTGTAGACTTATTTACTTACTTCTTCGCTGAACAAGGTGTTAAAACTGAAGCCTTGTTTACTGGCATACCACCTTATCTTAACTCTGATGTCGAAGTCACAATTACGGCTGACACAGGGACAAACGCTAAAGTAGGACAAATTGTATTTGGGTTCCTGTCCAACTTTGGTCTAACAACTTATGGAACCTCAGTGGGCATTGAGGATTACTCACGTAAAGAGACTGATGCCTTCGGTAACTTTATCATCACAGAAAGGGCCTTTGCTAAGTTAGTAGATTACGATGTGAGGCTTGAAACAGGAAAAGCTAGAACGGTGCAAAACACACTTGCTAACTTTAGAGCTACTCCTTTGGTTTATATCGGCTCTGAGGATGAAGCCCTCGCAGCTATTGTCTATGGTTTCTATCGTAGATTTGACATTACCCTAGAAGGACCAGCTTACTCATTTGCTGCTATCGAAGTAGAAGGATTAACATAATATGGCGTATGTAAATATTACCGCTTTACCCACTGCTCCTAGTCGAGCCAGACCATCCACATTTGCTGCTGAAGGTGACGCCTTTCTAGCTGCACTAGCTACCTTTGTCACTGAGGTAAATGCCTCTGGTTCCTATATCGACGGTATAGGCACTTCTGTAGACACAGATGCTACTACAGCCTCTACTGCTGCTACTAATGCTGCTAACAGTGCTACAGCCGCTGCTGAAAGTGCTGCTACTGCTAATGCTGTGGCTTGGGTATCTGGAGCTTCTTATACAGCAGGTGCTTTAGTTTATTCTACTGTAGACTACAAGACTTACAGAGCGCAAACAACACACTCTGGTGAAACTACTGATCCTTCCTCAGATACTACTAACTGGGTAGTACAAGGTGGTATTGCTGGACTTACTGCTTCTGCTACAGAAATCAACTACAACGACATTACTACTTTAGGTACAACAGAGGCATCTAAAACAGTTACTGCTGATGCTAATGGTGTCGTTACCTTTGATAATGGTATCTCTGAAGAATATACTGCAGTAACATCTAGTTCTAATGCTACTACTGTAAACCTGCGTGATGGTACAAACTTTAGCCATACCCTAACTGAGAACACTACGTTCACATTCAGCAACCCTGCTGCTTCTGGTAAAGTCTCTAGCTTTACTCTTAAACTTGTTCAGGATGCTTCTGCATCTGGTTATACTGTAACTTGGCCCTCTTCTGTAGATTGGCCAGCAGCTACAGCCCCGACTTTAACCGCAACTGCATCAGCCGTAGACTACTTTGTGTTTATCACCCACGATGGTGGAACCACATATTATGGCTTCACTGCTGGTCAAGCGTTAGCATAAGGATAAAACAATATGCCAAACTCGAAGAAACTCTTACAAGCTGCTGCTGGTAGTGCAGGTGGTGAAGAACAACAAATCGGTGTTGATTTCCCTGGCAAGGGTGCTTCAACCTATCTTTCAACAGGTGTTTCATCATCAGGAATGACTAATGGTACAAGTTGTACTGTTAGCTTTTGGTATTTTGTGGGGGAAAGAAGTAGCGAGCAAGCCATTATCATGCAGTCTAATAACAGAGGGCTAAAGATAAGGGTTTTAGGCAACTATTTGCGTATTGATCTCATCAACACCTCTGGTCAAACTAAACTTCGTAGTGCTGGCAAAGTTCCAGTAGGAGAATATGGGTGGAACCATTTCTTAATGTCTGTAAATGTTAGTAGCCCAAGTACTTCCTTTATCTCTTTAAATGATATTACATATGATCCTCAGTGGGATAGTTACACTGCTACCAGTACTATAGACTTTAGTGAGGCTATGTTTATAGGAAACACCTATGATAGTGGTAATTGGGATAATTATGGCTTTGGTGGTAGCCTAGCCTATATGTACTTAGATAATACATTTAGGAATTTAAATACTACATCAAACCGTCGATTGTTTATTGATAGTGACTTAAATCCAGTAACGGACTTCTCCTCACTAAGCCCTATAATATACATCCCTTTTACAGATGAAGACACTATAGCAAATGAAGGGTCAGGGGGTACTTTTACTCTCAGTGGTTCGGTAAGGACAACACAGTTTGGTGTAAACAATTTTCCCTTTGCACCTAAAGCAACAAAGTTTGATGGGTCTAATGACTACCTAAGTTCTACGGATGATGTTCCGAATACTACTCAGTTTACTTTATCTTTTTCCTTGAGGAAAGTAGATACTGATGGTGGTGGTATCTTCTCCACTTGGAATGGTTCTCAGTATGGAACAAGTGTCAGCTTTGATAGTTCTAAGATTACTGTAGCTCTTAAGAATAGTAGTAACTCAACTTTAACTGAGTTCACTTTCCCTAACTACACACAAGGGGATATAAAACATTATGCTTTATGTGTAGATATGTCTAGTCAAAGTTTATGTCGTGCTTTTGTTAATGGTGAAGAAGTAAGCCTTACATTTAGCACTTATTATACTTTTACAAGTGGCACTATAGCTAACGCAGGTAAGGACGTTTGGATAGGTAGGCGAGAAAGTGGAGACTACTTAAAAGCTGACATTGGTGAGTTTTACTACGATAACGCTTACATAGACTTATCAACCAATAACATCTTCTGGGATTCCGATAACAATAAAGCTAAGTCTATTAGAAAAATATTAGATGAAACAGGAAACACACCTTTAATAGCTCTACCTATTGACCCTACTAAACCTCAATTAAACCTTGGCACAAACTCTAACTTTATCGCAAACAGTTTCCCTGTTTACGGTGGTGAAGCCAACTTTGCTAATGTTAAGCGTGGTTATTATGGAGGAAACAGTCCTTACGGGTCGGTTCAAACGACTGATCTGGGATTTTCTGCAGACAGTAAAAAATTAACTATCATTTTCTCTAATAGAAACAGAAGTGCCACAACGTCAGGTAGGGGTTATCTGAAATTTATTGACTTAAGTAACTCTGGAAACTTCCTAAGACTAGAGCAAAACCAAGCTAACGGTTATCCATATTTTAGATCACAAAATAGCGGAAGTAATGTCTTAAACTATGTCGCCGCCTCGACTGTAGCTTTTCAGAACAATAAATGGAACACTTTTATGATGTCTGTGGATATGTCATCGACAGGAAGAAGGTGGCTTTATAACAACCACGAAAGTTTACCAACAACGTGGTCTGACTATGTTAATTTAGATTTTAAGTACAGTCTCTTTGATAGCTTTGTTTTATTCCATCAGGGAACAACATCAAGCATCGACGGACCTTGTACTTCAGATTTATCAAACATCTACATAACAGACGATTATATAAACTTATCAGCTACTCAAAACAGAGACTATTTTGTTGATGGTGCTGGTTTCCCAAAGGATTTAACTACTTACATTGAGGACGGTCTTATCCCAACCCCTAAGTTATATCTCAAGTTTGATGACCCAGATAACATCGGCAAAAACTCAGGTACAGGTGGAGATTTGACAGTAAGCGGTAACATAGAAACAGGCTTTGATGTCAACGCAATATCTTAATCAACCCCATAGGAAAGGATCAATCTAATGGGCGAATATCGTAACAGAACAACAGGTGAAGTTAAAACGCAAGGGCAATGGAGAGCAGCAAATGCTAATATGTCGTTACCTAAAGTGTGGAAAGCTGCAACTCTAGATGCTTTAGACCTAGACCCTGTTTTAGAGGTAGACCTTCCAACAGTAGGAACATATCAAACTGTAGCTAGAAATGGCGTAGAGCAGAACAGTGACGGTGATTGGGTGCAGTCGTGGCAAGTGGTAGATATGTTTGCTGACGATGATGATGGAACTAAAGCTGAACATGAAGCCGCATTCCAAGCGCAACTTGATGCAGCTACTGCTGAAACAAACCGTACTACTCGTGATAACAAACTAGCTGAGACAGACTTCTATGCTTTGTCAGATGTCACTATGTCAGCAGAAATGACAACCTACCGTCAGGCTCTACGTGATATTACTACTCATGCAAATTGGCCTAACCTAGAAGATGCCGATTGGCCCACTAAACCTTAAGGAGTTACCGATGAAGAAACTAATACTTATTTCCACTGTACTCCTTGCTGCTTGTTCTTCTAAGAATGATGTCACAATGAATGAGCATTATCAGGCTGCTGTGATAGCTAAAGAAGAAGCTAGAATGAATGCTATAGCTAATATAGCTGCACAAGGTGAAACTGGTGCTGTAGCTGCTGCTATGATGCTTCAGAGCCAAGGTAACACTGCTCACGCTGCCCCTAAGTCAGGCAAGGATAGTGCATTAGCTTGGGCTGGCGTACTTGTCCCATCTATCGTACAGGCAACAGGTATTGCTGTGAATGCAGATGTAGCTAAGACACAGTCAAACAACAATACAACTATTGCTACTACTAACAGCAACAACAACAAAGATATTGCTATAGATACTAATGATACAATGGCAACTATCGCTGAGACAACTATCGTCAACCCAGAAGTGGTCAACAGTACCACTGTCTGTGTATCTGACGCTACTTATACTTGTGAATAAGCTATGTACGAGATGATCGACTTAGTAATGCAGTGGCTAGTAGCCCCTTTAGTGGTTGTAGTATGGCATTTGTTTAATCGTTGTGTAAAACACGATACTCAGATCGCTGTACTACAATCTCAACTAGAAAGCTCTAAAGTTTCCTACGACAGGGAAATGAAAGAGATGAAAGAAACTATCAAAGCAATCTTTATGAAACTCGACAGTATAGAGCAATCACTGCGAGAAAAATAATGGACCCAGTTACCATAATCTCAGGGGCTACCGTTGCCTTCAACGCCCTGAAGAAAGGTTTTGCGGTAGGTAAAGACTTACAGGATATGGGTAGTCAGCTAACCAAGTGGGCTGGTCATATGTCTGACTTAGGTCAAGCTGAGAAACAGGTAAAGAACCCCCCTTGGTGGAAGACATTGGGTGGCTCTATAGAGGCCGAAAGTTTGGAAGTTTTTGCTGCGAAGCGTAAGGCAGAGGCCATGAGAAAAGAGTTGAAGGATTATATATCTTTCACGATGGGGCCTTCAGCATGGGATGAGCTAGTGGCTATTGAGGCAAAGATAAGAAAACAGAAAAGAGATCAGGAATACCGTAAGGCTGAGATGATGGAAGCTATCATTACTTGGGGTATTACAGGAACACTACTACTCACCTTCTTTGTTGGTCTAGGTATCATAATGTACATGGTAAGATAATGTGGTTCTTGATCTGGTTTCAACTTATGAATGGGCAGCTTGATTACTATCAGGTGGGTAACACTTATTCGTCATTAGAAGAGTGCAACAAAGAAAAAGCAGAAGCTGAAGTTCTAGTGACGAACAGAAACTCTGGTTTGTTTTGCATTGAGACTTATAGAGAATAGTCAAGGTAAGTGGATCGTCGTTTCAGACGACAACAAGATTATGTTGATTACAAGAAACAAACGAATAGCGGAGTATTATGCTAATGGCTCACACAATAGTTGATGATTGGAAGATCATACCCAGACTTATGATGCTGGCAGTCACTGTACTCACGTATCAGGCGGTACATTGGTACATGGCCTTACCTGACCCCACAATACAGCAAAGCGGCCTTGTGAGCGTCTGTATGGGGGCTTTAACAGGGTGTTTTGGTATATGGATGGGTAAAGAGTCCAAAAGCACTGTTTCCACTTCACAGGTGACCTATGCGCAAACTCCTGTTGATCCTGATTACAAGTAGTATTCTTTCTAGCTGTGGTCTTACAGCATTAAATCCCTTTTCTAGTAAAGGAGGCCCTTCCGTAAATGCAAATGTCCTTGCAGGTAAAGAAAATACCCAACAGTTGGTTGGACAACAAGACAATCAGGACGCAGGTAGAGACATTAACACAACGACGATTACGAAAGAAATCGAAACGGAAAAGGTCGAAGAAATCAAAATTACAAACACGAATATACCAATCTGGGTTATGCTCTTGCTCTTGCTTGGGTGGTTATTGCCCACACCAACAGACATCGGCAGAGGGATTGGGAACATATTCTCTACAATCTTTCAGAGGAAGAAATGAAATGGGTTTCAAGTTAGGTAAAAGAAGTCTAGAACGACTCGAAGGTGTTGATGAAACACTGGTTGCAATAGTTCAGAAAGCTATCGAAGTATCCAAGCAGGATTTCTCTGTGATCTGTGGTCTACGAACTAAGGCCGAACAGGAAGCACTTGTTGCTAAAGGTGCATCACAGACAATGAAATCTAAACATCTAGAGGGAAAAGCTGTAGACCTTATGGCTTATGTCGCTGGATCAGGTGGTCGTTGGGAGCTTAATCTGTATGACGAGATCGCTGATGCTATGGCTCAAGCTGCATGTGACTTAGGCGTGAATAATTTGCGCTGGGGAGCATCGTGGCATATAGAGGACATGGCCTCATGGTGGGAGAATGGCAACAACATGGAAGATGCTATGAATGCATATGTTGACCTACGACGATCTCAAGGTCGAAGACCTTTCATAGATGCACCACACTTTGAACTGATGTAGAAACTAAAGAGGCCCCTTATGGGGCCTTTTCTTTTATTAGCTCTCTGAGATACCACTCAGCTTTTTGTAGGTCTTCTAGGTTATTCTTATACCTATACCGCCAGAGGTATTTCATTATATTTCCCTGTAGGTAGTATTCAAAACCTTCTCCTGTTGCTGCACGAATAGCATCAATGCATTCTATGCCAGATTGATTGTAGTGTTTCGGGTTGTTTACGTTATCACGTTCCATAGATCGTCGGCGTTCCTCTGTTGTCATAGGTGAGATCATATTTCTACTACATGTTCTGCATGTTCTAGTAGGAAGTCTACAGGAATCATAGCAAATAAATCTTTCCTACCTCTTCTTGTGTTTAATCCCCACATACCCCTAAAGTACTCAGTACATTTAGTCTCTAATATTGGATTTACAACACTTGGATCAACAAGAATAAATTTATCCTTTACTCTGAAAGCAATGTAACGATCTGTTCCGTTTGGTGATCCCCAACCAAGGTTACCAAGAACATTCTTAAATTCCCACCAGTGTATAGAGTAATCTATCTCGCCCCCACGTTCTCTACGTTTGGGGGCTTTTATATCTACCTTACCAAACTCTTTATCCAACACATCCCAATGTTGTTTCATGTCTTCACTACGATCAGCTTTTCGGATGAAGTTATCACCTCTGAGTTTGATAAACTCTTCTTCTGCTTTGTTGCCCTCAAAGAATGATTTCTTGTATTTAACTGCTGCGGATGTCATCTTGTCTCCATTTTAACTCGTAGGTGAGTTTTTTCTGTTCGTATTCAGACATAATCATCCAATCACGAATTTCAAGTAGGGTTCTTTTACACCCTACGCAAAAACCATCGTCACCTATACGACAGACTTTTACGCAGGGTGAAGGGACTTGACCTATGCTCCGATGTCTACGATTTCGCATACGTCACCAGAGCAAGCAAATGTTTGACTACTCGCAGTCGTATCCTCTTTCTCATACTCGCTTAACTCAGACCAGTTGATAACTTTTGGCATAAGAGAAGAAAGTTTTTCATAGTCTGACTTTCCTACCTCTTGGTAAGGAGCTTGTTGATAAACGTGATCATGGTATGGCAAGAATGATACACCAGACATTTCATCGAAGTGTTCATAAACAAACGCACCTACCTCAAACCATTCATTAGCTTTTACGTTGATTGTCACTGAGGGT